AGAATGCATATAAATGTACTTACTCGGAGAACTTCTATGAAGCACGCTTGAATTTAAGTCCAGGGATTCACCTGAACACTCCCCTACACGATCTATGAACTTACTATTTTTGAATCTTTGGGAGAAATGAAATGAAGAATATCGAACACGCAAAACTTAAGATCAAAGAAAATAGCTTGGCTGCTGAGCAGAAGATCATCCGTCGGGAAGAACTGAAGCACAAGTGGGCTATGAGGGCAGCACGAGGACGCCAGAACGTTCTGAAGGCACAAGCTCTGGCGAATCGAACGGGATTCGTTGAAGTACCCTATGAGACGAACACTTTCAGCTTCTGGGATCATCGGATGGGACTTCGTAAGGAGCTCCGCTCAACTCACTTAGCGCGGTGCTTCCTTCGGAACACACCGTACGCCAGTGCTGAACCCTTCTCATATACTCAACCTGACTGGAATCGAATCCAGACCCTGGTCGAACGTTATTCCGGTGAGGATAAGGGTGTAGTTACTCAGCGCTACGCTCAGTGGATGCAGGAGGGACTTCGTGGAGTCCAACCCTATCAGACAGATGGTCACTTCGGTTCTGATAAGCGTCAACCTCGATCAAGCACAGATGAAGTGTGGATCAACGCCCAAAAGGCTGCTTAATCTACTAAACATCTAAATCACATAAAATGAAAGCCCCGATTATCTCGGGGCTTTTTCTGTTCTGGGTTGTCTGTATCTAGACATGAGCTTTGATAGTTCATACCTTGATATTATCTCGATGTTTGGAAGCTCATTGAGTTCTTCCTCAGTAACGTCGAAGTGGATCCAAGGACGCCTGTCCTTTCTCCGAAGTCCATGTCTCTTAGCATATGCCAGGAGTTCATGAAGATTCGGAGAACAGACGTGAGCCCACTTCTTTCCCCGTTTTGAGTACTTTCTAGGACGATCTGAGTAGATCATTTTGCACTGCATTTGACCAATCCGCACCCATGTTGATCATTGCTTGAGCGATGCTCTGATCACTCTGAATAGCCGCTGCTACGAACGCCGCTCGCTCCGGTGTGTCGAACGTGATGACCGTTGCGATCCGTTGAATCCACCAGCGCTTCCAGAAAGGCATTTCGTTATACTTTACTGGAGCACTCGTTCCAGCTTCACCGCTGTGCTTTTCATTCCAGATGATCACTGCTGGACGATCTTTATATCGTCCCACCGATGTGAAGACGCTTTTTGTACCGAAGGAATGAACTTTCATCTATTTCCCCTTAAAAGATGTCAATAGCCTAATCAATACCATATGTGTAAGAGATGTCAATAGCTTTCATGATGAAAGATTTCTGGGGTTCAAGATGCCATAAATATCAAAAAAGGACACTAGAAAATGGCATTACCCGTAGATCGAGACTCCTTTAAGCAGTACTGCCTCAGAAATCTCGGCGCCCCAGTAATTAAAGTCAACGTCTCAGATGAGCAAGTCGATGATCGAATCGATGAGGCTCTTCTTTTCTGGTATGATTATTCATATGACGGTACTGAGAAACAGTACTATAAGTACCAGCTTCAGGACATTGATTTCACGAATAAGTACATCACGCTTCCCGAAAACATCATCGGTGTTGTGAAGATCTTCGATCTATCGTTCATTCACAACGCGATCGAGAATCCATTCAACTTGCAGTATCAGATGTATATGTCTGATCTGATGACGATGAATGGAATGTCCTTGATTCCTTACTACATTGCGTATCAGAATCTTCAATTCATTCAGCAGATTCTCGTGGGTCAAGTACCCATTCGATATAATAAACTTTCTAATAAACTGTATCTCGATATGGATTGGTCGCGTTTTGCTTCGGGTCAATATGTTCTAGTCGAAGCTTACGAAGTGATCGATCCCGATACATACGTAGACGCATGGAAAGACAGACTCCTGCTTAAATACGCTACCGCTTTGATCAAGAGACAATGGGGAATGAACCTCAGTAAGTATTCGGGAATGGAACTTCCAGGAGGTGTCACGTTCAATGGTCGTCAGATTCTAGAAGACGCTAATGAAGAAATCAAAGAGCTTGAACAACAGATGTACGACTCCGCGTTTCCCCCGATTGATATGATAGGATGAAGACTATATAATGAATTTTCTTGAATTTCATGAGCCCATTCCTGTAGATACACCTCTTGGTTCAGGAAGAGCTTTATTCGTAGAACGAACGCCTCATGATTATTTTTGGACTGTAGCTTTAGATGATACTCAAGCACTCGTAACATTTTGTCAAAATAAACTGCGAATTTGTAAAAGTTATACACATGAGCGCGGCATATCAGATGCTGATATGCGTAAGATCGTAGAACGTCAGAAATAAAGGATACGACTTGGCTACTAATTTCTTCTTCGATCAATTAGAGAACGCCGCTGAGCAGGAGCTTCTTGCTGACTTGATCGAGGAATCGATTCAGATACACGGTCATGATGTAATCTATGTTGTACGGACTCTGCTTGATTATGATCCTCTCTATGGTGCTGATGATCAGTCTCTATATCAAGATACATACGACTGCGAGATGTACATCAAATCAGTTCACGGTTTTGGTTCAGATAAAGACTTCTTGAATCAGTTCGGTGCCAATATTCGAGATGAAGTTGTGTTCTCAGTCTCAGCTCGAGCTTTCAATACTAATGTAGGACAGCCGGCTAAATCATACATCGATGTGAATGGTGTTGTTCAACCGTTCGTTCGTCCTAGGGAAGGCGATCTGATCTACTTTCCTCTCAACAAAAAATGCTTCAAGATCACGTTCGTCGATTCAAGAGAGATGTTCTATCAGCTTGGTTCACTCTACACCTTTGAGATGACGTGTGAGTTGTTTGAATATTCTGGTGAGAAGTTCAATACGTCTATTCCCGAAATCGATGATATCTATAAGCTATCAACAAACATCGTCGATTCCGCTCTCACTACTGATGATGGTGACGTCCTCACTACAGACGATGGAGATGTGATCGTCGATTCTTATGATCTAGAGAAGAACGATCCAGCCGCTCAGAATGACTTCTTCAAGGATAAATTTGATTCTTTCGTTGATTGGTCAGAAGTCGATCCTTTTTCGGAAGGGAATGTCTGAGCGACCATACTTTTGGTAGGAGAATAAAATTTTTAATCAACAGTTCTACTTTGGATTGACGCGAAAGTACCTCTCGTACTTCGGTGCAGTGTTCTCAAGGATATACATCGATCGCACACTGAACGATGGATCACTGGGTGCCCGAATCAAGGTGCCTATTATGCTCGCTCCCAAGGAGCAAGTCTTAGTGCGTTTAAGAGAAGATCCTAGGATTGATAGACCCGCACAGATCGTTCTTCCTTCTATGGCGTTCGAGCTCGATGGTCTAACGTACAACGCCGATAGAAAGCTTCCTACTCTAAATAAAATTACTGCAAAATCTGATGATAGGAATCGAGTAAAGTATCAGTTCGTTCCCGTTCCATATGATTATACGTTCAATCTCTACATCTTAGTTAAAAATGCGGAGGATGGAACGAAGATCGTGGAACAGATCCTTCCGATGTTTACTCCGGAGTTTACTGCCACTCTTGAACTGATCCCTGAGATGGGAATCAGACAGGACATCCCGATCGTTCTCAACACCGTTGAACCGATCAACGCGTTTAAAGATGAGAGTTATAAAGAGCACAGAGCATACATCTGGACTCTTTCGTTTACTCTTCAGGGATATCTCTATGGTCCAGTTAAACAGAATCCAATCATCAAATTCACTACTGCGACATTCTACGCGGACAGTGATGCAGCGCCGTTCGAACAGTTTTTCCAGACACCTGGATTAACAGCTGATGGTCAACCAACTACAGATCCTGAGATCTCAATCGATCCATACGATATCTGGATAGACGATCCCTGGGATTATACTACGACACGTAGTGATCTAGTTCCATACGTAGGAAACTCTGTGTCTAACTCAACAGCCTTAGGAGTCGGTACAACCGTTTAATAATGGAAGATAATGAAAAGGAAACGTCGTCGTTTCTCGCATCACTTGGAGTCAACGACGATCCGATTGGATCTACTAATAAATCAATCGTAATAGACAACGATACCGGAAAAGAGATCGTCGAAGCGACTGAAGAAGATCCAGACTTAGATCAGTCGGTGAACTCAGATTTTACTCTAGCACGTGCGAACATCATCGAGATGACGCAAGTAGCTAAAGATGCTATCACAAAGCTAGCGGCTATAGCAGATCAATCTCAACATCCTCGAGCTTTTGAAGTCTTGGGTGGTCTCATCAAGACTGTTATGGACGCTCAGCAGGACATCTTTACTCTTCATAAGAAGAGAGAGGAGTTGAAGCCCGGAAGCGCTGCTAAGGACGATGTACCGACTGCTCCAGGCAAGATAACAAATAATTTATTCGTCGGCTCAACCGCTGAGCTACAGAAGATCTTTACGGAAATGAATAAGAATGGATAGTCAGATACAAGCAGAAGTAATTGATACCAAGGGTTATCAGGGAAACATTAATCTAAAACGAGCCGGCGTAGAAGTTAAATGGACTCCTGAGCTCGTCGCTGAGTGGATCAAGTGCTCCAAAGATCCAGTCTACTTTATCGAGACTTACATGAAGATCGTTCACATCGATCTAGGTCTCGTCTCATTCAAGCTCAGAGACTACCAGCTCGAGATGCTCGATGCTATGGTGAACAATCGATATACAATCATCGGTACAGCTCGTCAGGCTGGAAAATCAACAACGACCTGCGGATACATTCTTTGGTACATCCTCTTTCATCCTGAAAAGACTGTTGCTCTGCTGGCGAACAAAGGTGATACCGCTCGAGAGATTCTGACGAAGATCCAACTCGCGTATCAACACTTGCCTAAGTGGATCCAGCACGGCGTCGTTGAATGGAATAAGGGATCGTTCGTTCTGGAGAACGGTTCACGCGTTCTAGCTACTGCAACGTCGTCTGATAACATCCGAGGATACAC